CAGACGGAACACAATCAGCAACAGACATTATTGAACTAAGTTCAATGAAAAAAAGAGCATGGCAACATGATTACTTTACTTCTGCCCTTCCTTGGACACAAAGAGGTCCAGAAGCTACAATTCCACTAGGAACAACTGCACCAATAAATTATGTAAATAATGTTGGAATAGCTTCAATATTTAGAAATAATGCTGATGGTACACCTTTAGCAAGTCAAACATTTGATTCTGCAGCTGCACTTAGTACAGAAACAGATGGAATGTTATATGCAAATTTACCAGGAAAAACTTTTATTGATATAGATAATTCAGATAATTTGCAAGTAAATTTATCAGGTGCAACAACTTCATCAATAAACGACTTAAGAAGAGCATTTAGATTACAAGAATGGTTAGAAAGAAACGCAAGAGGCGGAGCCAGATATATAGAAATTATAACAGCCCACTTTGGCGTAAGATCATCAGACGCTAGACTTCAAAGGCCAGAATTCCTTGGAGGATCATCCACACCAATTACCATAAGTGAAGTTCTGCAGACATCTGCAAACGCAAGTGAACCAACTCCCCAAGGTAACATGGCCGGACATGGAGTATCAGTAGGTTCCTCAAATTACGTATCATACAGAGCAGAAGAACACGGCTACATTATTGGTATTATGTCAGTCATGCCCAAAACCGCTTATCAACAAGGAGTACCAAAACATTGGAAAAAACTTGACAAATTCGATTACTATTGGCCAAGCTTTGCAAACATTGGAGAACAACCAATTTATAACGAAGAGCTTTACCACCAAAATACTGCCGAAGACGCAGAAGTATTTGGATACACACCACGATACGCAGAGTACAAATATATTCCATCTACTGTTCACGGAGAATTTAGAGATACATTAAAATTCTGGCACATGGGTAGAATATTTGGATCAAAACCAACACTTAATCAAGACTTTATAGAATGCGATAGCGATGAAGTAAAAAGAGTTTTTGCAGTACCTGAAGAATCAACAGAACATTTATATGTGTATTTACACAACGAAGTAAAAGCAACAAGATTAATGCCATACTTTGGAACACCAACAATTTAGAAATCATGGGATACAGAAGATCAAAACGAATTAAAAGAAAAGGCATGGCTTTCAAAAGAAGAAGCCGAATGCAAAAAAAGAAATCTAGAAAATATAACTCATATAGAGTAGCTAGAGGCGGTATTAGATTATAAGTAGGTCTGGGGACCTGCTTGGTCCCCCCTACACTAAAAACCATCATTATGCAGTGTTTCACACCATTTAGAGTCCGTAACAAATCGAAAGATTATAAACATCAGAACTTAATGGTCAATGTACCATGCGGTAAATGCCTTGCATGTAAAAAACGCCGAGCTTCACACTGGAGCTTTAGGCTAAACGAAGAAGCAAAGACTTCTTCATCAGCATGCTTTATAACATTAACATACGAGAAAACCCCAATTTCAGAAAATGGTTTTCAAACCCTTGTAAAAAAGGATTATCAACTTTTTCTCAAAAGACTAAGAAAAAAGTGCCCTACTAACAAACTTAAATACTACGCTTGTGGAGAATATGGAACCAATACACACCGCCCTCATTATCATGCTATTCTATTCAATCTGCCTAAATCTCTTATTGAGCGTCCTCAGGTCATTGCTGACACTTGGACTAAAGGTCATATTCACATTGCTAACAATAATCAACTTACTATTAATTACGTGGTTGGTTATATAACTAAATCAAACTTTCAAAGGTTTAACACCCACGACGATAGACTACCAGAATTCTCTTTAATGTCAAAAGGCATGGGTCTTGGATATCTATCCAACGCCATGAAAAAATATTATAAAGACAGAGAAATCTTCTGCATAGTTAGAGAATCAGGACAAATTATATCTATGCCTAGATATTACAAAGAAAAAATCTTTGATAAACTAGAGCTAAAAAAAATGTATAAAAAATATATCGAAGAACAAGAAACAAACTTCGAAGAAATGTTTAACTCAGGAAAAGACGAGCATGAACATTATAAAAATATTATCAGACGAGATAATAAACAGCAAATGCTAAAACGATTAAAAATTTAACACTTATGAAAAAAATTAACAATGCTTATTCAAAAGACAAATGGAAAGGAAAAATTATGGACCAAACAGTCCATACTATTCCAGATCAAAACTTGTCCATCAGACAATTACTAGACAGACACTCCAGAGGTTTACCTCTTGGAGCATCACAAAATCAGGGAGAATATTTCGACACCGAAATTCCCCGATTCGACGATCTAGTCGACATGATGGAACATAAAAAACAATTAGTTAAAGAACATAAAGCTTTAACTAAAAAAATTGAAGCTGAGCAAAAAGCTCAAGCTGAAAAACAAAAAGCTACTGCCGAAGCCGTAGAAGTAGCTAAAACAAACCCTATAAAAAGTGCTGAATCTTGATTCGGCATTTTTATTGGGTAAAACTGCGATGATAATCGCTAGCACTAATATCATACTTGATATATTAGTGCTAATTGACACCAATACAACTTTAAACGACCAAAAAACGAAAACGCAGTGAAAGTAAATAGGGGAGGTAAAGAAAAAATGTGTCAAAAAAAACAACCAAAATCATAAAGATTTGGTAAATAAAAAAAAATCACTATATTGCATAAACAAAGAGGTATCTACCTCTGTTTAACATACTATAAATTATAGTTCAACTTAAAATTAACACTTATGGAAACAAAAAATTTCAAAACTGAAGAAGAAAAAAAACATGATGAATCAATACGAAAAATCGTACTACAACATTGTGTGGCTTGCCACCAACAACTCGATCTCTTACAACTTAGGCTTATCAACTTTGATGATCTGGTTAAAGGAGTTCAAGATACAATTCAGTTAACAAACAAACAACTTTCGGAATTAAATTTCGAAAAAGCAGGAGTAACAATTCCTACAAAACTTAAAAAAGTCTAATGGGAGCCGGTGGAATGTATAACAATTCAGGCTCTAACTCTAGTTCAAATTCTAGAGGTTCAAAACTATTATCAGGACTTGGAGCAGTATTAGGAGGACCAGTCGGAGGACTGGTCGGTTCCCTGGCCTCTTCATTATTAGGAAATAGAGGTGCTAGAAATAGACAAAGACTAGCAGACCAACAGAATATTAAATTCTGGAATATGCAAAACGCATACAATACACCTAAAGAACAAATGAAAAGATTAAAAGATGCCGGATTAAATCCGAATCTTATATATGGTTCAAACGCAAACACTGGTACAGCCGGTTCAGTTGCACCATCAAAAGCATCACCTTATAGTGTACAAAATCCTGTACCTTCAGCAGTTCAAACAGCATTAATAGGTTCACAAATTGCAAACTTAAATTCAGTAACAGCAAAAAATAGAGCTGAAACAGCTAAAACTCTTGGACTTACACCTTCGCTTATAGATCGAAGTAATAAACAACTAGAAATATTAGTTGAACAAAAATTTCAACAGTCAGTTAAATCAGGACAAATTACTGCACAAGAAAAAGCAAGAACTCAAGAATTAATGGCTAAATCCGAACTTGCAGTTATCAACAAAGGTTATCAAAAAGCTTACACAGATTTCAAAAAAGGTTTAATTACTCAAGGTATCGATCCAGCCGGAGGATTACACACAACATTATTAAAATGGTTCGCAAACATGTTTAAATCATCAAAAAAAGAAACAGGACAATTTTCAACGAATATTGATCCACAATTTACAAATTAATTATGAGTATATTCAGTAAAGTGGCTATGCCACGACCACAAACAAACACATTTGACCTATCACACGATAGAAAATTCTCAGGAAAAATCGGAGAATTAATGCCAATCTCTGTAATGGAAGTAGTACCAGGAGATAAATTCAATATTAAGGCAACTAATCTTACAAGATTCGCACCACTTATCACACCAATCATGCACAAAGCAAGTGTCTATTGTCACTTTTTCTTCGTGCCAAATAGAATACTATGGCCAAACTGGGAAAACTTTATATCAGGTGGCGAAGATGGTCTTTCAGACCCAACATTCCCTACCGTAGACTTAACAATTCCAACTCAATATGGAGTTCAAACACTAGCAGATTACTTAGGATTACCAACAGGTTCACAAATATCCAACGTATCAGTTTCCCCGCCCGCCGATCGTGACTGGGAAAC